CCACAAGGAACATGCAATGAAAATGACCAAAGCAGTTGCAATAACATGGGCACCCAGTGATGATTCAATAGCAAAAAAGTTAAGTCTTACGAGTCGGCTATTGAAATTCGTAGAAATGTGTCTAGAAAACAAAAGTACGCCACATCCAGCGGTGATAGTAGGCAAAACCGTTAAAACATTCTTTGCAGATCAAGCGGCTGTAGAAGAATATTTGAATTTTTGTAAAATTCTTGAATCAAGATATCAAACAAAAATTGAAAAAATTGAAATAACAGATGTTTAAAAGGAGAGTCCCATGGACAGTGACAAGAGTGATAAGATTAGTGGGGGTGAAACTTTAAGGTGAAGTAACTGGCTTTTAACCAGTAAAACTCGGATCGTTCCCGAGCACCCCTACCATATAAAAACACATTCAACGGCTCAGTGGATACCTAGCAACTGGACGCAGGGGCTATCCCAAAGAGCAAGGCATTGCCGCCGTAAAGCTAGGAACTGAGTGTGTTTCTATATGGTGTCCATAGTTTAGTGGCAAAACCGCGGGTTGTGATTCCGCTATCACGAGTTCGATTCTCGTTGGATACCCCAGTTAGAGATTGTTGACAAAGCGTAGAGCTTGGTTGACGTTGGTAAAGTATCGTATTTGAAGATCACAGTCGTATATGTCGTGGACAATAATACAACATACACCTGTGTCACTCAGTGATAGGTGAAAGTGTAGGCCTCCGGGAGTAAAGTTTTCGTAGGTTTTCACACAGATATTTATCGGTGATATGGCGTAGACGGATGCGCACCGGCTTCATAAGCCGAGGAGGAAGGATCGATACCTTCTATCACCACCAGTTTTTGTTGGGGATTCGCCAAGTTGGTTAAGGCATCGGATTTTGATTCCGACACGCATAGGTTCGAATCCTATATCCCCTGCCAGTTATTCAAAGTACTGTATGTCAAGATCCAGCGGCTGATCCCAGTTGACCCAGGTCAAGTTACCAGCTTCACGATCACTTTGAATCTGATCCAATACCTTGGTTACATCGTATCCAGGCTGAATCAGTTCAATGGTACGGTACAATTGTTTTTGTAAGTAAACGTCTATGTGCATGAATTATTTAGCCCCCGTAGCTCAGTGGTAGAGCATCGTCTTGATAAGGCGAGGGTCGGTGGATCGTTCCCACCCGGTGGCACCAAAATGTGTTTACATCGCGTGAAAAATGTTGTATAATAAGTATTCAACGCGGGGTTCGTATAGTGGTAATACCTTAGCCTTCCAAGCTAAAGCGAGGGGTTCGATTCCCCTACCCCGCTCCACTCAAGGAAACACATATGAACATGGATCAAGCAGCAATATTTCTAGCCGGTAGTATTTTAATAATGATAGGTTTGATTGTGATTGTGGCCGGTGCTGTTGTGATCAACAACATTGTTCACAAGTATTGGAAGAGTTTTGGCTGGAAGCTGTTTCCAATGTATTTGGATCAGCCAACTCCTAGGTTTGCAGAACCGCACGAAGTTGACAAGTCAATTGATCCCAAGTTAAAATAAGTTTTTGTCGGAGTGTAGCTCAGTCTGGTCTAGAGCACTGCGTTTGGGACGCAGGGGTCCAAGGTTCGAATCCTTGTACTCCGACCATTTAAGGATATTATATGCCAATGTACGAAACAACTGTGAGAACACCGCAAGGTGAAGAAAAAAAGCGTATCTATGCGGGCACGCCGCAGGAGGCCAAAAAGTTGTTTGAACAAATGTACGGTGGGCCACGTGCCGTTCCTTACATACCTCATATAGTTCCAAGTTAAGTTTTTGTAGCGGTGCCAGAGTGGTCCAATGGAACGGATTGCAAATCCGTAAAGCCGTGAGTTCAAATCTCACCCGCTACTCCAAGTTTAGAAAAAGTGTGATAAAAACTCATTGACGATGGGCCCAACTGCTAGGGACCTAACGTTATCCAGGACCGCTGAACGGGCGAGAGCCGCGTGGACTGCTAGTCACAGTTGAATTCATGTGCCTGGAGGGACGGGAGTGCAGAGATGTATTCCGCACCCTTAAACGCAAAGCAGTACTTTTTTTAATTCAATATGGAAGTGTGTCAGAGTCCGGTTTATTGAACTAGTCTTGAAAACTAGCGGCTTAGAAATAGGTCCGTGGGTTCGAATCCCACCGCTTCCACCATATAAGTACTACAACAAGGAGACCATCATGGCACAAGTTACCGCGAAAACGCCTGCAGAAAAAATGGCAGTATTTCAAAACAAAATTACACTAGAGCGATTAATTTGCGACAACATCTACTACAAACGAGTGTTTGAAAATGCCACGTGGTTGAGTGTTCGCAAGGAAAACGAACAGCGCAGATTTCTCATTAGAGAAGATGCGCTGACAAGAATAGAATAACGGGTGATTAGCTCAGCGGTAGAGTCGCTGCCTTACACGCAGTTTGTCGGGAGTTCGATCCTCTCATCACCCACCAATCAAGATGCCTCTTTAGCTGATGTGGTCATAGCACCGGACTGAAAATCCGGGGAACCAGGGTCGGAACCTGGAGGAGGCACCAACATAGGATCTGGCTTGAATACCGGGCGCGGCGCCGCCAATATAGGATCTGGCTTGAACTGTCTTGATGTAGTAGCGTAGGTGGTTGGCATATAAGGTTGTGTGTTGGCCACTTGATATAGAGAATCCATAGCAGTACGTTCATCGATCATACTGTATTTATTTTGCCCCGGTGGTGTAATGGTAGCCACGCTGGTCTTAGAAGCCAGTGCCTAGTGCGTGTCGGTTCGAGTCCGACCTGGGGCACCAAGTTTGCAAACAATTAACTCTGGCAGAAGGTAAAACCCCGAGTGGCGCTGATATGATCTGCTCGGACAGTTGTCTGGGTGAGAGGCCCATGAACACGCACCGATTGCGTCCACACGCTTCTGGAGATATCGGATTGTTTGCATCTTTTTTGCCCGGGTGGTGTAATGGTAGCCACGGCAGACTCAAAATCTGCTGCCTAATAAGCGTGTCGGTTCGAGTCCGACCCCGGGTACCAATATGCGAGAGTGGAGAAATGGTATACTCAGGAGACTTAAAATCTCCCGCCGAAAGGCATGCGGGTTCGAGTCCCGCCTCTCGCACCATGAGCCCCTGTGGACAAATTGGTAAAGTCGGCTCTCTCAAAAGGAGCAGTTCTCTCAGTTCGAGTCTGAGTGGGGGTACCATTAATAAAACTGTAACAGTTTCCGAGTTAAATAGAAAGCAAACGATGAAAAAAATAGACATCAACGAAGTGGCAGAATTTATTCGGGCACAAACGCCTGAAACACGAATCTATCTCGGCTGCGATTCTGAGCGTGTGAAGATCAATGGAGTCTGGCATGCTGACTACGTGTTGGCTATTGTAGTACACATCAACGGCAACAACGGTTGCAAATTGTTTGGAGAAGTGCAACGTGAGCGTGACTACGATCAAAAGTACAGCCGACCAAGCACACGACTCATGACCGAAGTGTACAAGGTCAGTGAACTGTACTTGGCACTGGAAGAAGTTCTAGAAGGCCGCAAAGTTGAAGTACACCTTGACATCAACCCTGATGAACAACACGGTTCAAGCTGTGTTATTAGTCAAGCTGTGGGTTACATCAAAGGTGTGTGCAACGTGATTCCGTTTGTCAAACCCGATGCCTTTGCAGCCAGTTATGCCGCAGACCGATTCAAAGGTCTACGTGCAGCATAGATAGCCAAAACAGTTGCACAATTATACTATGCTTCAAACTAACGCCGATGTTATTGCTTTGAGTCCCAGCGTTCACGGGATGCGAACCATTGGTTGTTATCGTATTGCAACAGAACTTCGAAAACAAGGCTACACTTGCCAAATTCTCGACCATTTTAATTTTTTTACAAAATCTGAAGTTGAGATCATTTTAGATCGATGCATTGGCCCTGACACAAAAATTCTTGCTGTGTCTAGCACTTTTGCGCCAGGGCATGGGCAACCCGGTGATCCAGATAATGTCAAGGCGTTTAATTCTTTTTCATATGCTGTAAAATATGTTAAGGCCAACTACACGCATGTTAAAATTGTTGTTGGTGGGCAACGAGCCAGTTCTTACAATCATCCAGATTTTGATGCCCAGGTACTTGGATTAGCCGATTTGGTGCTGCCCGAATATTTGAAATTCTTAAAAGGAAAAAATCCATTTTTTCAATACACCTCTAATCCTGGTGGGCCCATTGTAATACAAGGCGATGCTATCAACAGTTGTTTTGACTTTAAACACAGTCAGGTTGTATACAACGCTAGCGATTTTGTTCGTCCTGGAGAAAGTCTTCCTGTTGAGCTGAGTCGGGGCTGTATATTTAGATGTTCGTTTTGTAATTACCAACTCAACGGCAAAAAGAACAACGACTACATCAAGGACATGGCTGCATTCAAAGAAGAACTGTTGCGCAACTACTATGATCACGGTGTCACTAGATACATTATCATGGACGACACTCACAATGATAACTTGTTCAAGCTAGAGCAATTGGCCAATATAGCGCAACAATTGCCATTTAAATTTGAGTATGCAGCATATCTAAGAATAGATTTAGTTAGATCTCACCCCGAAACATATTCTCTCTTAAGAGATTCAGGACTGGCGGGTGCGTTCTTTGGTATAGAAAGTCTGAATTGGCAAAGTGCCAAGACCATTGGGAAGGGCTTGCACCCCGACAAAGTCATAGAAGAGCTACATAAATTTAGAGAAACACTACCACATGTATCAACTGCTGGAGGATTCATTGTTGGATTACCGTATGATACACCTGAGAGTTTAGACCAGTGGACTTCCAAAGTCATTGATCATAGCTTTCCGTTAGATTCTATACATTTCTTTCCTTTGGTTGTGCATCCTGCACGAACAATGTATGCTAGTGAATTTGAAAAAGACTTTGATAAGTGGTTTACTATGACTCCCAACGGATGGCACAACGGAATCTATGATTCTAAATGGGCAATAGCGTATTCCAATAAATTAAAACAAAACCTACAAGCAACGAACAGGGATAAACTTGGAGGATTTTTTAATATCATAGTACCTGGTTTGGCAATTGGTGGAAATGAGGTTGATTCTAAATATAATATGCTTGAACTAAAACCAATGATTAGAAATGTCGTTGATGGTTACAAGCATTTATTGTTTAATTAACGCTCTTATAGCTCTAGTGGTAGAGCACTCCCTTGGTAAGGGAGAGGTCATCAGTTCGAATCTGATTAAGAGCACCAAACCGGTCCTTAGTTCAACGGATAGAATTCCGGGCTTCGAACCCGGAGATGTGGGTTCGATTCCTGCAGGGCCGGCCAGGTATAAATAGTATATCATGGGAGATTTATTATGACAACTACCACTGTTACTTGGCGCAAAGGTCATGTTGAACCAGAAGGCTTAGAAGCAAAACGACAAAGAATGTTTGATGCTGGGGTTAGTATTGCAGGGGAATTATACAAAGATAATATAGATCAACTATCAAGCACTGATGAATCAATTGTTGTGACTCGTGCCTGGCCTGACGCTGAAAAAGCGCAGGCATGGGTTGACTATGTGTTAAGCGAAGGTGCTGATTCAGCCCAAGTTAATCCAGAATGACCAATAGTGTAAAATTTTTTAAAATAAAACTAATAAACAGATTACTAGAACACACTCGCCGAGTGCGGAGCCAATTACTAGACGAACTGATCACAAACGCAACTGATCCTGTTGTGTTCAAACGAAGACTCAGAATGTTACGCCACGTCAACAGTTACGAAATTCAACTTTTACAAAAAATTGAAAACTTCGAAACTGACGACATACAAGATTTAGTAAACTTTAATGTTGATCCTTTTTTCAGAGATATAACTGGGCGTAGTGCATGAGACCACTATTGTCTTTAATCAATCCTAGATATTTTTACAGAATACTAGATTGGCACAACAAACCTTATGAACTGGTAGGTAGCCTTGCCAAGGTCCAAGGATTTGATCACTACAACAATCTAATTGATCTCAACAGCATATTTTCAACCTTCCCAGCAGGCGATCCTGTAGATCGTACAGAAACTGTTACTGGACCGTTTGCGTTTGAAGTACAGCGGCCTTGGCAAGCTCCGCAAGCCAAACAAACCTTTGACGAAGTCATAGCACAAAGAGTCAACAACTACATTCGCACAGGAGAAAAACTAAATCTGTGCTGGAGTGGCGGCATCGACTCAACCTGTTTGGTAGCAGGATTCTTAAAACATACCACACACCAGGATCAATTGCGTGTGCTTTATTCCCCATATAGTGTTTACGAAAATCGCGAGTTCTTTGAATACTTGCAACAAAACTATCCTGCATTGGACATGCTGGACATCAGCGGTGATGTGTATTTAGAAACAGTGTTTGATGGCATCATGATCAACGGTCACGGCGGCGACGAGTTCACTGCCAGCCTTGACCAAAGCTTCTTTGACGCGGTAGGATACAAAGGCTTGCACCAGCCTTGGCAAAGTTTAATAACTGATCCGGCACTGCAGGAATTTTGCACAGAATACTTTGCACTGGCACAGCGTCCCATTGACACTGTGTTAGAAGCACGATGGTGGTTCTATGCGTCAGCTAAAACTCAAGTGTTTCCGCCACGTGATAGTGTATTCACAACAACTGCCAGCACCAGTGCGTTCTTTAACTGTCAAGGCTTTGAAGATTACATGTGGCACAACATAGACCAAGTTATAGACAACGAGAACTATGCGTCTTACAAACAGTTTATGAAACAATACATACACCGTTTCTATCCCAACGACAACCATCTTGCTCTTGCTAAAAAAGTAAACAGTCCACAGTTCGCAATGTACACACGCAAGAAGACAGAACTACAAGGGCAGCAATGGATTGCATATCTAAGTGATAGAACTGTTGTACGCACCCCCAATTTACCGTTATTCAGTGAACGTGAATTTAAAAACACCTACGGAGACAGCCTTGAGTATCTATTCAAATATCATTGATGGCAAAACTCCGTATGCTAAAACAGCATTGTTGGAAATAGAATTTGCTGGCACAGCCAACGATCCTGCAATGGAGGTGTCTATTGTGGTTGACAACAAAGTAATGCTAACAAAAACATTATCAACAGACATTACCAAATTTGAATGCCAGATTCCCGACAGCAACGAAACAATCGAACATGAACTTCGCATTGAGGTTCGCGGCAGGCCCACAGGTGCCATGCTACATGTGCATGATATCCTTATCGAAGGGTTAGACATGAGACTCACCATGGAAGACTCTGGCACCAGTGAACTTGGCGGTGAACCTTCTGTGGCATCCGAGTACATGGGCCAAGTGGGTTACCAAAGCCTAAAGTTCACCACACCGATCTATCCTTGGCTCTTGGCCAACGAGCGCAAAGATACTTACTATTACCCTCATTAAAAAAATCAATTGCAAAATGCCTTGACTTAGACATCTACTATGCTATATAATAGTGAATCAGTATAAACACTGAGATTCATTTTTAACATAGGAGAAATAAATGAAAACTGTAGGCGATAAACTAGAAGCATTTGCCGTGACCGGCGTGAACCCAGGTAAAGACGATTTCTTTACCATCACAGATAAAAGTTTTGAAGGCAAGTGGAAAGTGATTGTTTACTATCCCAAGGACTTCACATTTGTTTGCCCAACTGAAATTGTGGCGTACGACAAACTGTTCCAGGACTTCGCTGACCGTGACGCAGTATTGCTCACCGGAAGCACAGACAATGAGTTCTGCAAACTGGCATGGCAACGCAGCCACGAAGACCTGAGCAAGATCAAGCATGTTCAGTTTGCCGACACACAACGTTGGAATTCAGAGTCTGGTGAAAATCTAAGTCTTATTGAGCAACTGGGCGTGTTCTATGCTCCAGCAGGTGCGGCACTTCGTGCAACATTCATTGTTGACCCCAACAATGAAATCCAGCATGTGACTGTGAACAACTTGAACGTTGGTCGTAGCCCAGAAGAAACACTTCGTGTATTGGATGCGCTACAAACTGGCGAATTATGTGCATGTAACCGCACAGTCGGCGGCGAGACTCTGTAATGTTAGAAACTATATGCGACACGCTTGTTGAAGCATATAGACGCAACTGGATTACTAGTCGTGATGGCAATGTTTCAATTCGTCATCACGACCGTGATCACTTTTATATTACACCCAGTGGCGTCCGTAAGCAAACCATGCAACCGGATCAGTTTAAAAAGATCAGCATTCACGGCCTGCTATGGCAAGAAGAACACTACTCGGATATCAGTGCTAAACTAAAACCCAGTGGGGAGATTCCTTTGCACTTTGGATTACAACGAGCAATGGGTCAGCACAGCAACGATGTTAGAGTTGTAGTTCATCTACACCCTACTTATTGTATTGCTGCTATGCACGCCGGTATTGACCTTAGCACTATTAGCGATGCATTTCCAGAATTGAATCGTTATACCAAGGTAGCACCTAATGTGGGTGATGTACCACCTATCAGCCAAGAACTTGCTGATCGCTGTCACGAGAACTTGCAGTTAGATGACTATGGTAATATTGCTTACGATATTGTAGGAATCAAAGGTCACGGCGTGGTTGCTATCGATACCAGCCCATGGAGGGCATTTGAACACATTGAACGATTGGAACACATTTGCCAAATCGTATTAGCATCAGGGAAATATTAACATGAATTTTATTGAATCAGTAAAAGGTGCGTTACCAGATTACGCAAAAGATACACGATTGAATTTGGATGCAGTGCTGCTTCGTAGCACACTGGATGCAGATGTTGCCATGGGTTGTGCTGTGGCTGCACTGGCCGCAACTGGCAACGGAAAAGTTCTAAGCATCTTGTTGGCAGACGGCCCAGTACATGCAGAGTCAGCAATGACTGCTGCCAGCATCATGGCACAGAACAATGTATGGTATCCGTATGTTGAGATGGCCGATGATCCTGCACTCAAAGGACTGCCAGCACAGTTACGCATGAACGCTATTGTGTCACATGGTGGAACTACCAAGTCAAACTTCGAAGCATTCAGTTTGGCAGCTAGTATTGTGGGCAAGTGTCACTTCTGTGTGAAAGCACATTACGAAACACTCAAGACCGAAGGCTACACAGTAGAACAACTTCGTGACATTGGGCGCATTGCCGCAGTAATGAATTCGGTTGCAAAAGTCCTAAACAGTTGACCTAGAGGGCGAAACCTGTTACAATAAGTTTCGTCCTACTTAAATAACTGTATGAGCAACGATCTAGCCAAATTTATAAACTCAAAACGACGTCACAAAACAGATGTGGCCATCTCAAGACAAGTCAAAATTGCCAAGCAACATGGCTTGACCAATAGAGACAAATCAGTAAAAGAACCACACAGAATGGCCAAACATCATGCCATGGATTGTGGCAATCCACATTGCTACCTGTGTGGCAACCCACGCAAGACACACAAAGACAAACTCACAGCACAAGAAAAGCGATTGTTCCAAAACGTGGAAGTAATTCGCGACACACATTCAAATGGTTTAACAACAAAGGAAGATGATGAATAGCATACAAACTAAACAAGACGCACTTGCATACGAAGCGACCCTGGGACTTTCGAACGAGGCCGCAGTAGAAGCAGTTGGCAATCGTTACGACTTGGTGCTGATCGGTGCTCGTCGTGCTAGGGAACTAGGACGTGGCGACAAACCACGTATCAATGGTCCCAAGCACAGTGCTGTGGTCACAGCTCTCAAAGAGATCGAGCTTGGACTTGTTGGTCGCGAGTATTTGTACAAGCAGTTGGACATTGAACCAAGACGCCGTTACAAGGACCATGGCAGCTTCTGATCCGCCAAACTCAGCCAAGGGTCGCGACAGTTTCGACATCACAACTGGCAATACCCTGGTACACTTCTTCAACCGGAACATAACTCCCTACGCTACCAGCACCCTAGGTCCCACATTTGATCTAGTTCCGGTGGAGAAGCAAAAGGACTTGATGATCAATCATGCCAGGATGTATGCCCAGCAAGAGTATGATCGTATCATGGAACTGGTGGCGGTTCTAGAAAAACAAGCGCAAGACATTCGTCGCAGACTTGACGTCACTGATGCAGTGTATGCCGCAGAATACAATTTTCAAATTGTCATGGGCCACTGCTACTGGTTGGTATGGCACAAGCGACACGGAAAAAATCTGCTGGTGCTTACTGGCCCTGATGATTGGAACACCGGTGTGCCAGAAGATTATGAGTATATCATGCAGGTCAAATACATGGGCGATCACACATGGCAAGAAATAATACCTTAGTGCTACTTGATCAACATAGCTCTTTGTGCTATAATTACATATTAAACGGAGAACAACATGCCCTGGATTGAAAACGTAGCCGCCGCTGATGTGCCCATGAGGTATCATCACAATGCTGGTCCCAACTCAATGCTGATCCAAATTATGGATCCTGCATCCAGCTGGTGGCCAGAGCCGGCGCACGATTTTAAAGAAACGCATCGTTTTGAATTCTTGGATGCTGAGGACAAAGATGGCTTTCCTGACGAAGCAAAGATATCAGACGAGCAGGCCGCAGAGATTGTGCGCCTGTTGCAACATGCCTTGAAGAAGCGCATGAACGTGGTTGTGCATTGCATGGCAGGACTATGCCGTTCAGGTGCTGTGGCAGAAGTTGGTGTTATGATGGGATTCAAGGATACTGAAAAGACTCGTATTCCCAACATGCGTGTCAAGCACCGGTTGATGAAACAACTGGGCTGGACCTACGATGAAAACGAAAAGCCAGACGATGAAGCCTGGCGCCGGATGAACTTAGACTTCGAATGAAACGAATCATAGTCAATGGCACATTTGATATTGTACACTCTGGACATCTGGCATTGTTAAATTATGCTCGAAGTTTAGGTGATTATCTTGTGGTTGCCATTGACTCTGATCGAAGAGTAAAAGAATTAAAAGGCGCCAACCGTCCTGTAAATACACAAGCGGAACGGCAAGAACTCTTGAGTAATCTACGCTCAGTGAATGAGGTTAGAATATTTGATTCTGACCAAGAGCTTGTTGACATCATTGCGGAATGTGCCATAATGGTCAAAGGTTCTGACTATCGCGGACGTCCTATTGTGGGCGAACATGCAGTACCAGAAATAGTATTTTTCGAAAGAATACATGGATTCTCAACCACAGAAAAAATTCAACATATTGCTAATAGGTGACAATTGCGTTGACGTGTATCAATACGGCAATGTAGATAGAATCAGTCCTGAAGCTCCTGTACCTGTATTTGAAAGCGTGAGCGAAGAAAGCAGGCCAGGTATGGCCGGCAATGTGCTGTCCAATCTTGAAGCACTAGGATGCACTGTGAATTACTTGCATGGTGCAACATCGGTCAAGACTCGACTGATTGACATTCGCAGTCATCAACAGGTGCTGAGAATTGACAATGACGTCGTCAGTGACCCTTTGGAAATCGAAAGTCAAATACCCAACATTTATGATGCTGTGATTGTTTCTGACTACAACAAAGGCACAGTGAGTTACAAATTGCTTCGAGAGCTTCGTGAAGATTTTGACGGACCAATCTTTGTCGACACCAAGAAAACTGATCTTGAAAAACTAGAAGGTTGCACTGTCAAAATAAACAGTCTAGAATATTCTCGTGTGAGCAGCTTGTGTTCTGACCTTGTGGTGACCCTGGGCAAGGACGGTGCGCGATATGGCACCAAGGTATACCCAGCACCCGAAGTTGAAATTGCCGATGTCACTGGAGCCGGTGATACTTTTTTGGCAGCCTTGTGTGTGGAGTATTTGCGCACAGACGGTGACATGCAACAGGCCATTGAATTTGCCATTCAAGCCAGCGCGGTCACTGTGCAACACATGGGAGTGTATGCTCCTACTCGGGAGGAAATATGCGGTTGATGGGAAACGTATCCAAAGGTTGGGGTTCTGAAGAAATTTGGGCCACCAACGATCTATATTGTGGCAAGCTCATGCACTTTGACACAGGTGCCAAGTTCAGCATGCACTTTCATCGTGAAAAAGACGAATCATGGTATGTGTTGAGTGGCAAGTTCACTGTGCGTTACATTGACACAGCAGACGCCAGTGTCCACGAAGCAGAACTCAACGCCGGTGACACATGGCACAATGCTCCGTTATTGCCGCATCAGTTGATCTGTGTTGAGGCTGGTACTGTGATTGAAGTAAGCACCCCGGACTCAGTGGAAGACAACTATCGTGTGGCACCTGGGGATAGTCAACAATGAAATACATGGTTGATATTGACGGTACTATCTGCAACAACACAAATGGTGATTATCGGAGTGCTGTGCCGTTTGTGGACAGGATCGCGCATTTTAATAAACTGTTTGACCAAGGCCACGAGATACACTACTGGACCGCAAGAGGCGGCAATTCAGGCATTGACTGGACTGCTCTTACACAACAACAATTTGTCAATTGGCAGGTAAAGTACACAACATTAAAATTGGGCAAGCCTGTATACGACATCTGGATTGATGACAAAGCAATAAACATCGAAGCATATCACAATGAAAATATTACTGACCGGACATAAAGGCTTTATCGGTAGCCACCTGTTGCAATCGTTAGAAGCCGACGGACACGAGGTTGACACCTTTGACTGGGACGATGGCAACCTGCCCAGCGTTATGGAACAAGACTGGGTCATACATATTGGTGGCATCAGTTCAACTACTGAACGTAACATAGACAAAATTCTAACACAAAACTTTGATTTCAGCAGACAGTTGTTTGATGCTTGCAAACGTTTTGGTGTCAACATGCAGTATTCCAGTTCAGCCAGCATATATGGCATGGGGCAAGTGTTCACTGAAGATGCTCCGCCGGACCCACGCACACCGTATGCCTGGAGCAAATACTTGTTTGAACGCTATCACACACAACACCAAGGTGGTAACGTGGTGCAAGGTTTTAGATATTTTAATGTGTATGGTCCTGGAGAAGATCACAAAGGTGGCCAGGCCAGTCCTTTTCATCAATTTGCAAAACAAGCAAGGGAAACCGGCAGGATCAAGATTTTTGAAGGCAGCGAACACTCTCGTCGAGACTTTGTGCCAGTACAAGATGTTGTGGCCATGCACCTGAAATTCCTTACCAAACCCACAAGTGGCATATACAATATAGGAACAGGACGAACTCAGAGTTTTCGAGAAATAGCCGAACAATTCAATGTACCCATTGACGAAATCCCCATGCCTGAAAACTTGAAAAATAGTTATCAACGGTACACTTGTGCTGATATGACTCGAACAAATCAAGTACTAAACGGTTGACCAATAATTCCCAATTTGCTATAATTAACAATTAAAGAAAGGAGCACAAGATGCCAGCAGTATTTTTAGTCAGTGACACGCACTTTGGTCATGCCGGTGTCTGTCGCTTCACGCACCCTGATGATGACACAGTAAAATTGCGTCCTTGGGATGATCCTGATGAGATGGACGAGGAAATGAACCGTCGTTGGAACGACACAGATCGACCCAGCGACAAG